GTAATCGTAAGGAAGACTGAAATTTAGTATCGCGATATCCTTCATTTTCTGTGATAGGAGCGCATCAAGAGGTTTAGGTAATAGGGTGCCGTCTTTAGCGACATATGTCACTAATCCGAGCTTGTCCCTCAATTCTCTTGTTAATTCAGATATCATATGGGTTTCCCCTTTATGAAAGATCTGGTTAAGGAGATTTGGAGAGATTGTCCCTACAACCCGCCCATCTCTAACGAGATTACGAGCGAACTCAGCTGAGGAAGGTTTTCCTTCTTCATGCTGAATGGTCTTGTTTGCGTTAATCCTAACACCTAAAACGTCAGTCATGTAATGTCTATATCTCTCAGCTAGTTCAGTCCCGGAAATGACGATGTCATCTCCAAGAACTGTATAGCGACATGGTAATCTATATTTCCAACATAGGAAACGGATTGTCATGTGATGAGACATATTCAACATGGCCCAAGATGTATAGGCGCCCATGGGTTGACCCACCTCGTAAAAGATGTGTCGGCCATGGTATTTACTAAATGGAGCGAATTCCGTCATCAGGTAGAACCAGATGTCACCAATTTCATCTCCAAATATTGCTTTCGCAACAATCTGTTGATGATTACTTGGCCATCTGTCTGTGGCCGCAGTAAGATCAAAGCTGTAAAGCTTATGACCTCGCTGAGACCATAGTTGGATTAGTTTTACACTTCTCTTCTGGTCCCAAGTCGCATCTCCTTTCATAACTCTAAAATGTTTCATTAAAGAATCATGAAGAGGGAGTAAAGCGCTTTGGATCCACCAGTTAAGGATGTATACTAACCTTGTTTTACCTGCTGGTGCTGGAATAAACTCTAATTTAGCATTTACCATTGTTATCGCACGCCCCTTCGGCCAACGTAGAGTAGATAGGTTAGTATCAGAGCTCTTAGCCTGATCTAAGCATTTAGTAAAACAATCACCAAGCCAAGAATTTGGACCGTAAATCTCGTCGATTATTTGACGAAAGTTACCCCATCTTCCCATACTTGATTGTGAGAGTACTACTAAATCTTGAATCTGACTAATAGCGGATGGGCCATTTGGTCCACCTTTTATCGTGATATTCACATCAACCTTACTTGGTCGTAGTTTTGGACATGCAGTACGACAAAAAGAACTGAATTCCTCGATATTTTTATTATCAAGGGTTCCAGTGAATTTGTCTTCAATAGTCGCTATATTTCTTGTGTCTGGACTGAGTACAGTTGAATAAACTGTATTCGGGATATACAGTGCGATATTTGGTTCCAGATTGATAAACTGTTCTAGGGTATTCAACTTAGTTGGTATCCCGGATTGTTTATTGACCTTGGTCCAGATTCCACCAACGTCGTAGGAGACCTTAGGGTGTCCCACAGCGTAGTGTCTACAGCGGTGATTGGTTTGCACCAACATCTTTGTAGCCTGTATTAAACCATGATTCAGAATTAGCTTCTCTTTGAATATGTTATATTCCTTTAAAGCAGATTCTGAAAGCTTTTGCTCCTTAGCAAAACTTTTGAGGAATCTTGCTGATGATGACCCTTTCGCCCTAAACAATTTATTGTTTTGTGGCATAATTGGTTATTATTAGGTATTAACCTAGTATTGCGTTCAGCC